CGAAGTGGACATATCTTCCACGTCGGATAACGGCGCGACCGAGCTGGCAGCGTCGATCAACTCGAACATGGGTACCGAAGTCACCGCAACCGTGACCACGATCTCCGACCCGAAGATCACAGTCGAATGCGATATCCCCGGCATTATTGGAAACGTCATTGAGATGGCTCCGTATTACGTTGGGGGAGTGACGTTCGACGCACAGCCTGTGTTGAACGGTGGCACAGGCGGTGCGACGGTGGAGTTTGTCGCATCCGTTGACCCGTTGGTCACTGGTCTGGTTCAGGTTCTGATCGGAGCCGCTGCGACGAACACGAACGCCAACCTGATTGCTGCACTGGCTGGCATCCCGAATGCCAGCCTCGATATGTCCTACTCGGACACCAGCACCGTTGATCCGCAGACAACGCTGACATTCAACCAGCCAGGAACGGCAGGCAACAGTGGCACGTTGGTTGTTGCAGGTACAACCCCACCCACAGTGGGTGGTGCGACGTTCACAGGCGGATTGGACGGGACTCCCGTTACGTTCGAGTTCATCGCCATTGGTGGATCACCCACCCCGGGTAACACTGGCGTCGAGATCCAGCCGAATGCGGAACTTACGATGGCGGAGTTCATCGATGTTGTTAACGCTTCCGCGCTGACAATCACAGCTGCCGACGGAACCGTTACGATTCCACTCTGCACCCTCACGAACACCACGGCAGGTGCTGCAGGGAACGAAACCATCACGACGACCGGCGCGAACATCACGGTCAGCGGGATGAGTGGAGGCTTAGACGCGAGTGGTGGCACAGCGTCTTCGGCAGTAATGACCTTGCTTGCGGCCTCTCCCGGAACATGGGGGAACGGTGTTAAAGTGGTAGTCACCACGCCATCTTCAGTTTTCAACGCCGACGCCAGTTCCTTTGACTTGACTGTTTACCGACTGCTCGAAGATGGTGCGACCTACAAGGTTGCAGAACGGTACGTTAACCTGAGCTTGGACTCAGACGACGCACGTTACGTCGAGACGGTACTGGAAGAAGGAATTCGTGCGGAGAGTGTGGCGGCAAGCCGTTACATCCGAGTGGATGTATGGGAGTCAACTGGAAAACCCACCAGCGGCGATTACATTCTCGGTGACGGAACCGGAACCACGGGTTCGAATGGGATCGCTACCCTTACGAACAACGATTACATTGGTGCAGTGGTGGGCACGCAAGCGACGGGGCTTCGAGCCGTTCGTAACCCTGAAGCCGTTGAGTTTAACGTTTTGATTGTTCCATCACGCTCCAGTCGTACCACAATCATCGATGCCATGCAGGAGGTTGTGAACTATCGCGGCGATTGTGTCGGCTTGATCGACCCACCGTTTGGTTTGTCCAACGACGAGGTGGTGGATTGGACGAATGGTTTAGCCACGCTGGTTCCAGAAGCTCCGACCGCACCCATTGACAGCAATCGCATGGGGATACTGTGGTCATGGGTTAAGGATTACGACGAGGTCAACCAAGTGAATCGTTGGTATCCACCGTCGGCATGTTACGCAGCCCAGATGGCCGAGAATGACAATGTCAACGGCCCGACACACCCAACCGCAGGGTTTGTGGTGGGTAAGGTCGAGGGTGACGAAGTGGAATACAGTCCCGACGCGGAAGACCGCGAGGTGCTCATGTCCGGTCAGAACCGGGTTAACGCCATCGTGGACTACGTCAACGAAGGACTGGTTATCTTTGGCAACTTGACGATGCAGCGTTCGGATACGTGGCTTAAATGGATGCATGTGCGTCGAGGTCTGCTGCACGCTGAGAAGTTGTGTGCCACCGCAGTCAAGTATCTGTTGTGGGATCCGAATGACCCCATTACTTGGCAGAAGCTTGAAGACCTCTGCAATCCAATACTCGCAGGAATCGCTGCGGATCGCGGGTTGGATTACTTCGCTGTACAATGCGACGCCTCTACTAATCCGCTGGCGAAGCGGACTCAGGGTGTCATGAACGGGAAGTTGTTCTTACGGCCAGTACTGGCCGCCGAGGTCATCGAGTTGGATTTCGTTTTGACACAAAGCGGAGCAACCTTCAACGAGGGTTGAAACCGAGGCCGGGATTACCGGATGTAAACATAGGTTCTCATATCGGAGGATATACGATGCCCCTTGATTTCTTACACGCGAACCACATAGGCGCAGGAGGCGCGTCAGGTATGAATGAACCGCAGCGCACTAATAATGCACTGTTGTTCATCGACGGCCTTCCTGGAGGGTTGGGTGCCGACAAGCAGCTGACCTTATCGCTTGTGTCGTTTCCCATTCCGAAGTTTACTGTCGCCCCTATTGAAGTTCCGTTCTTGAATGAGAAACGGAAGTTCGCGGGCAATCCTGTGTACGACGATCTCAGTGTCGTATACAAAGACTGGGTCGACAAAGACACTCACAAGATACTGAACGCATGGCGGTATCTGGTTCACAATCCAGAAACAGGCCAGACAGGACGCGCTCGGGACTACAAAAAGAGCGGGCATGTCTCGCTTTACAGTCCCGACGGCGAAATTGAACGTCAGTACGCCTTGATCGGTGTCTGGCCGAGCGCGATGGATCCCGGTGAGATCGACATGGGCGGTGAAGACACCGTCAATATCACGATGACCCTAACCATCGACAAAGCAATCCCGTCCCTTGGACTCAGCCCTGACGGGTCGAAGTTCAATCCGGGATTGGTCAAATCCGTACTCTAACCAGCATCGCTGGACTCAAAAATAGGAGGGGGGAGAACGTAACTCCCCCCTATATACATTAACCTCCTTTAAGCGAAGGAGCCATCCAATGGCCGAACTAGGCTACACCGACGTCACACTTCCGTCTCACGGCGTTTTTTACGATGGGAAGGTACCTGGAGGGGTTATCTCAATTCGAAAGATGACCACTCGTGAGGATAGCATCCTGCTCTCACAAGGCGCACGCGGTCTTGAACGCATGGATAAGATACTCAAGGCTATCACGCGTCTTCCGAACGGGTTCAAGCACGAAGACCTGCTTCTCACCGACCGCATGGCTATTATGTTGGCGATGCGGACGATCACTTACGGGCCGATTTACACGTACCGTTACAAATGTAGTGAGTGCGGTTCGTCTCCTGAGAAAGCTACGATTAACATTGTCGAAGACCTCAATGAGAAGACACCCGAGTCACTGCTGCAAGCGTTTGAAGAGGCCGATCCTCCGGTTGGCGTTGAAGAGCTCGTGGAACCTTTCGATGTCCATCTAAAGGACGCAGACTGCGATGTGTCTCTGCGTTATTTGAGGGGGCACGACGAGTTGTCGATTGCAAAGAAGGCGAGAGTTTTGAAGATGCAATCGAACGACCCAACCGATCCGTCGTACCTGTTCCGGTTGCAATCCATGATTGAACGTGTGAACGGAGAAGAAAAACCTGCGCGTGAGAAAGAAGCCTTCGTGCGGAATTTGTCTGCGTTGGACGCGGCGATCATCCGCATTGAGGTAGAGAAGCGCGAGCCTGGGATCGACCTGCGCGTTTACCCCGAGTGCAGTAGCTGCGGTTCAACGAACGAGCTCATCATGCCGTTCACCGCCGAGTTTTTTCGGCCAGCCGCCGTGTAGCTTGGACGACCTGAGAGCGAACATGCATTTCTTGATCAGGTTCGGGGGTGGCGGGTATACGCTCGAGCGTGCCGAAGAAATGGACATGGACGAGTTGGCTTGGTATGTAAACAAGCTGGCTGGGCAGTTAGAAGACGAACACCGCGCAAGGGAAGAACAGGTACGTCGCATGCAGGCCAAGACACGATCTCGACCTGCACGGCGGCGTTGACTCACGGTCAAGCGCGGTCTTTGACTCACGGTCAAGGGCGGTAACATGGCATTTAGTGACGATGCGATAGGCTTTTTTCTTCAGCTGGACGACCAGATGTCGCCTGTGTTAGCAACGGCGGCAACGAACTACTCCAAGTTCGTTAAGGTGCTCGACGGCTACAATAAAAAAGCTACCGCGTCCGCTGGATCCGCTTTCAAATCGCTGGCCGACCTTGCGGATAAGATTAATAAATTCCCTTCCGACGCGAAAAAGGCGTACGCTAACGCAACGCAAGAAATCGAAAAAGCTCTTAAGCCAATTCGTACCACAATCAAAGTCGCGCTGACTCCCAAGTCCATGAAGTCGCTTTCTAACGATATTTCAAAGGCTCTCACGAAGGTGTTGAGTCAAGCGACCCTTCGGTTATCCGCTACACTACCGATTAAAAAGTCACCCAAGTTTGACACGTCAGTTCCGTTAAATCAATTATATCAAGAGATGGCACAACCCCCGGATTTTAGAGGTGGCTTTTTAAAGAGCAAGCTCCCCAAGTTTGAAGAGGGTGGTGTCGTTGAAGGCCCAGGCCAGAGAGGGATGGATTCTGTATTGGCGATGCTCGCCCCTGGTGAGCTTGTGGTTCCTACTGACGTGGTGGATAAGTTAAAGGAGATGGCCGAGTCTGCACCGACAGAGCTACCTGAGCCGTTCCTCGATACGTACAAGCGTATACAGGTGCTTGCGGCTACACTGGAGGGTTTAAAGCAGTCAGTCGAGCTTGGACTCGATCCAACCGCCGCAACGCGTGCGCAGGCTGTGTACGCGTCTCTGGATAAAGAAGTATCGTCGTTCCGTGATCAAATGACTCAGATGCCCAAGGAGTCTCAGCGGAGGCTTATCCCGACCTTGAAGGATATTAACGACGAGATATCTAAATTCACCGAGCAGACTGGGGACGCCGAGGATAGCACGAAGAGTCTACTGAAGGCCATTCTCGGACCGACTGCGTTTATGGCCGCACGTGAGGCTCTTGAAGACGTTAATAACGTTATGAGTAGTCTGTACGGCAATGTCGGTGATACGTTCAGCCAGCTTGAGGGTGACCAGATAGACGACTTTGTCACGAATATAAACCAAATGAATAAGGTGTTAGGTTTAAGCCGTGACGAGTT